AACACAACTAGTGGCGCAATTACAATGACATTACCTAGTTCGCCAACAATTGGTGATGAAGTTTCATTTGTAGATTATGCTGGAACATTTGATACAAACAATTTAACAGTAGGAAGAAACTCAGAAAAAATTAACGGGTCAACAGCAGATTTGACTGTTGGTACAGAAAGAGCAGCAAACACATTAGTGTATACAGATGCAACACAAGGCTGGCTGTTGAAGAATAATTAAGGAGGTTGAATAATGTCGACCTACAAAGAAATTGTCGGACAATACATAAGATCTGTAAGTTCCGATCCTACAAACCCTTTAACAGGACAGATTTGGTATAATTCAACATTAGGTCTTTTAAAAGGACGTGTTTTTGTTGCAGCTACTTGGACATCGGGAGGAGCTTTACCTAACCCTAGATTTGACGTTACAGGAGCTAAACAACAAACAAGATCAGCAGCATTAGCAGTAGGAGGATATTCTCCAGCAACACCTGGAGTTGGAAGTCCAAACAATTTTGAATACAATGGATCTTCATGGAGTGGAGGTGGAAATTTAAATACAGGGAGAGTTAACGCAGCTACTGGAGGAACTCAAACAGCTGCAGTTGCTTCAGGAGGAGATAACTATTCTCCATCTCAACAATCTGCTACAGAAGAATACAATGGTTCTTCTTGGTCAAATGCAACATCTGCACCTTTTTCTGCGAACAGAAGATCTGCTGCAGGAACTCAAACAGCTGCAATTTATGTTGGTGGTTTTACTGCAGGACCAACTGGAAATACAACTACTCAAGCTGATGAATACAATGGTTCTTCTTGGACTACAGTCACAGCTTATCCTCAATCAGCTCAACAAATTTCAGGAGCAGGAACTCAAACAGCTTCAATATTTATTGGTGGTGCTCAAAAACCTGCACCTAGTTCTTCTACTGTAAAAATAAATAACACAGTAGAATACGATGGAACTAATTGGACAGCTGGTGGAAATTATCCAACTAACGTATCTAACATTGGAACAGGTGGAACTCAAACAGATCTTTTAGGTTTTGCTGGTCAAGAAACACCTACAGGTTCTCCTCCAATATCTTATTCAAAAGTAACTAAATCTTACGATGGATCTGCTTGGACTTCTTTGTCAGCTACATTAACTACAAATGGATCACAAGGAGATGGTTCTGGATCAACAACTTCAGGGGACTCTTTAATTTATGGTGGTTATGATGGTTCTGCAACACAAAAAACTACAGAAGAATGGGATGCTGGAGGATATTTTAACAGGGTAATAACAACGAGTTAATTATGACAACATATAAAAGTATTATAGGTAAAGCGGTAAAAAGTATTTCATCTAATCTTGATAATTCTGAAGCTGAAGGTCAGATCTGGTATAATTCAACAGACAATGCTTTTAAAAGTGTAATAGGTGTTGAAGCATGGTCTGCAGGTGGAAGAACAACTATTAATCACGGAAATGGTTCTGTTGGTTTTGGAACTCAAACAGCAGGTGGTATCGCTGGAGGAGGTCCTGGTTCTAAAGGAGATGCCGAATTATATAATGGAACGGGTTACTCTGTTACAGGAAGTCTTAACACTGGAAGAGAATACGGAGCAGGTGGAGGAACTCAAACCGCAGGTTTATATTTTGGTGGAGGAAAAAGTCCTGGTTCTGCTAATGCAGCAGAAACTGAAGAATTTGATGGAAGTACTTGGTCAGAACAAACTGACATGAGCACAGCTAGACAACAATTAACAGGTTGTGGACCACAAACTGCAGCAATAGCGGCAGCAGGTTATGATAATACTAATACTATGGATGACACAGAAGAATACGATGGAACTTCTTGGACAACAGGGGGAAATACTCCTGAAAATGTATTGCAAGCAAATATGGTAGGAACTTCATCAAGTGCATATTTTTTTGGTGGAGCTACAAATACTCCAGGTAGTGCTGTAACTTCATCTACTGCAAACTATAATGGCTCTACTTGGACAGCTAGTCCTCTTTCAGTCAATACAGCTAGAAGATTAGCAGGAGCAGCAGGAACATCTACCGACTGTATATTTTTTGGAGGTTTTATTCCTCCAGGCACTGGAGCAACCGAACGATATGATGGAACTGCTTGGACAACAACTCCAGCCACTTTAGCAAATCAAAATAGAGCAGGTGGTTCTTTTGGTTCGCCTTCATCTACTGCAGCTGTATTTGCTGCTGGAACTGCACACCCTCCAGGAAGTTCAACAACTACATCAGAAGAATATAATAAAACTGCTTTTACTATTACAGGAGCGGCATGGTCTGCGGGTGGAAATATTAGTACTGTTGGTGATGTTCAAGCGGGAGCTGGAACTCAAACTGCTGGTTTAAAATTTGGAGGATATCCTCCTTCAGGTGGTGGAGTAGGAACAAACGCTACAGAAGAATACAACGGTTCATCTTGGACATCTGGAGGAAATTTAAATCAAGAAGCTTATGGATTATCAGGAACAGGATTACAAACTGCTGCATTACGTGCTGGTGGTTATGATGCAGGTGCATCTCCTGATTATTTAGAGAGTGTAGAAGAATACAATGGTTCTTCTTGGAGTGCTCAACCAAACGCTCCAGAACCTATAAGCTCAGCTACTCTTTTTGGAACTCAAACAGCAGCTGTTCTTGCAATGGGATACAATAATACTGCTTGGCAATCATACAGTAGAGAATATGATGGATCTAGTTGGAGTAGCACCACTGCTTACGCTTCACCAACAGCAGGTTCACAATATGCAGGTAGCGCTGGAACACAAACAGCAGGATTACTTTTTGGTGGTTTTATACCTCCAAATGCTGATGGTAAAACAACTATGAGTTATAATGGTTCTGCATGGACTGCAGCTCCAAGTATGAATACTGAAAGATACAATAGTGGATCAGGTGCCTCTGCTGATTTAGCTTTAGCTCCAGGTGGATATGGTGATGGACCAGGAAATAATGTGTATACATTAAATACAGAAGAATATAATGGAACTTCTTGGGTAACTGTTGCAAACAACGCGGTTACTAGAGGTTATCAAATTAGTCAAAATAGAGGATCTAATTCAGCAAGTGGAACAGGTTTAGTTTTTGGTGGTTCAAATCATCCATCTCCTGGAAATAGAAATAATACTGAAGAATTTGACCCAGGAACTTCAACGCTAAATTTAAGAACAGTATCTACTAGTAGTTGATAATGATAAAAATTAAGAGTATAATAATAAAAAAGGAGGACTAAACTATGGCACTATTTATTTACGGTACAGCCACTAACACTGGGAAAGGATTTTACACTGCAGAAGACAGAAGAAATTTTTTTCTTAGAAGTTATGTAGGTTATGATGGAAGTAATTATGTCGATGTTTGGGTCATTGGTGCAAATGAAAAAGGCGCTGGTTGGTTAGCAGATAAAAACGGAGTAGAAAAAACTAAAGCAGAAGCACAAGCTTTAGTGAACGCTGCTACGACTCAGGGACAAACTGAGTATGATGCTTTAACCGAAGAGCAACAAGAACTTCAAGGACCTAGACCTACAGCTGTAACTATTCCATAAGGTATTTATAAATGTCTGATTACGCTAGTATAAAAGGATACAGAGTAAAATATTTGGATTCAGATCCGACTTTAAATTCGTCGACTGAGGGACAGGTTTGGTATAACTCCGCTACAATAACAAACAGAATATTATTACAAACAAAAGCATGGTCAAGTGGTGGTGTATTACCCACTGGAAAACAACAAGTTGCTGGTGCTGGTACACAAGACTCAGCTCTTTCTTTTGGTGGATTAACTCCACCAGGTTCAGCGGTAGCTACTACAGAAGAATATTTTGGAGCCACTTGGAGACAAAGTGGTGATATGAATACTGCTAGAAGATTGTTAGCAGGTTGTGGAACACAAACAGCAGGACTTGCTTTTGGTGGACACCCTGATAGGACAGATAGTGAATCATACAATGGTTCTACTTGGACATCTACTCCAGCTTTAGGAACAGGAGCCCATGGTTTATCTGGTACAGGATTATCAACAGCAGCGTTAGCAGCAGGTGGTGCTCCTACTTCAACTGTTTCTCAAGAATACAATGGTTCTTCTTGGACTGCAGGAGGAACTATAAATACAGCGAGAGCTTATGGATCATTAGCAGGAACTCAAACATCTAGTTTATATATGGGTGGACAAGATGCTACGGCAGCAACTGGATCTACGGAATCTTATAATGGAACTTCTTGGACAGCTTTAAATTCAATGAACACAGCTAGATTAGGTTTGGGTGCAGGAGGAAGCGACGATACTCATGCAGTAGTTTTTCAAGGAAATGGACCAGACTATTCAACAGCAACAGAAGAATTTGATGGAGTAAATTGGACTACGTCTTCAGCTACAGCTGCAAATGCAAGACAATATTTAGGAGATACAGGGACAGCAGTAGCTGCACTATCTTTCGGAGGAAGAAATCCTCCAAGCACATACAATACTTCAACAGAGGAGTATGTTTCAAATATAACTTCACAAACAACAGGAACTTGGGTAAGTGGTGGATCCATGAATCTTGATAGAACCACAGGAAATATTTTAGGAACTTCAACAACATCAGCTTTATATGTTGGTGGTTACAGAGGACCAACACCTTCTGAACCAAGCTTTCAAGGACAAACAGCTGTTGAATCTTATAATGGAACTTCTTGGTCAACTTCAAACGCATTACCTGTTGCATTTTATTCTGGTTTTAGTATGGGAACAACATCTGCAGGTTTAAGGGCAGGTGGAGCAAAAAGTACAGCTAAATATGGACCAGATCCTAATTCTGATGAATCACAAGAATATAATGGTTCATCTTGGACATCTGGAGGAACTATGACTCAAAAACAACAATTAGGAGCTTCTGCTGGAACACAAACAGCAGGATTACTTTGGGCAGGTAAATCAGGAGCACCTCCAACAAGTCCTACATTAGTTTCACAAGAATATGATGGATCTAGTTTTACTGCAGGTGGATCTGTGCCATCAGTTAGAATTAGAACAATGGGAGCAGGAACTCAAACAGCAGCTATAAATTTTGGAGGTCATCCAAGTACACCAAACCAAGACTTAAACCAAAGTTCTACGTACAATGGTTCTTCTTGGACTGCAGGTCCAAACATGTCAATTGCAAGAAATGCAGCTATGGGAGCAGGAACACAAACATTAGCTATTTGTGGTGGTGGATATATGTATCAACCTCCAGGATCAGGATCAACCGCTGCAACAGAATGGTACGATGGCACAAGTTGGGCAAACGTAGCTAACAATGTTTCAACAGGTCCAAGAGTATTTTCTGGTCCTAGTGGAAGTGCTGCTAGTGATTGTTTAGCAGTTGAAGGACCAGTAGGAGCACAAGAATGGACAGGACAACCTGGGTCAACAACTTCTGCTTCAACATTGACAACTAGCTCATAAAGTATATATTAGTCTACGAAAGGATTATTATGACAGAAAAAAGAAACATACATGCATTAATAGAAAAAGAAGCGCCAAGCTTAAATAATTTATTGGATCCAGAAGACGTCAAAGAGTTTAAGGCTATGACGGCCGAGCTTCGTGATACATGGACCAAGAAACAAGTATTTAGAACAGAAACAGAGATGAGAATGTCTGTGTTACAAGATGCTAAATATCCAACCAAAGCTTCAAAGTATTGGCAATGCGTTAGAGAACAAAACGTATTTTTAGAAAACTTAATGAGTTTATCTTTTGATTGCAGAAGACAAGAGGCAAAAGTTAAATGGCTAGAGAAAAAGATTGATACAGAAGAAGATGAATATAAGTTAACTAAATATCAAATAGATTTAGACGAAGCTAGATATGGTTTAGCTAATATGCAATTAGTTGCTAAAGATAGAATGAGAGAAATCAAACTATGGTCTACACTAAAAAAAGAATTTGATGATGGATCATTTGATACTCAAGATGTAAATAGACACCAATTAGATTCTTATCATTTAATTATGAAGAATAAAGCAGAGACTTTAACTCAAGGATCTTCACAACCAGAAGTGTTTAATGTGTTAGGTCAATTACAAACTATAGAAAGAGTAAAGAAATCTGGTGAAATGATTTACAACAAGAAAGAACAATTAACTAATGATCTCGGATCAAAACCAAAATAATTTTAGAATTGTTTTTTTAGGTCAATCTATTTTAAAATATAAAGTTCCACTAAATATTTTAGAAAGTATTAATAATCTTTATGAAAACAAATATACTGACTTAAAAGCTGCTAACAAACAATTAGTTGGTAAAATAGAAAAAGAACATAGTTTATTTTACGATGGTGAAGATACTTCTAAAATGACTAGACATAATCATTTACCCAAAGAAGTATGGGCATGGTTTATTGATAAATTTAAACATTACTTAAAATGGAATTCTATAACAGAATATAGATTACATTTAAATTCTGTTTGGGTAAATCAAATGTTTGAACATGAATATAATCCAGTGCACGTGCACCAAGGATCATTTTTTACAGGTCTGTCTAGTGTTATGATTTTGAAATTACCAGAATCATATGGTGTAGAATACTCAGCAGCGGATTCACCTTTAAATGGTCAACTACAAATTTTAGGAGCAGCGGCTGGTCAGTTTGCAAAAATTGATTATTCTCCAAAAATTGAAGTAGGTGATTTTTTTGTTTTTCCATACGATGTAAGACATTGTGTCTATCCATTTAATGGGCCAGGTTGGAGAAGAACTTTAGCTGCAAATATGGATGTAGAGTACAATCCAATAAAGCATAGAGGGGTAAGTTAATGTACGAAAATGAAATAATTACAGAACCTAATTGGAAAAGTTGGGTCATACAAACCAACGAATCTTTGTTTACTCCAGATCAATGTAGACAAATTATTGAATGTGGTAGACGTCAACCACCACAAAAAGCACAAGTAGGAATGAATAGAAAAGACGGTGGTGTGGATACTAAAAAAAGAATCACTACTATATCTTGGATTCCATTTAAACAAATGGAACCTATGTATCGTGATCTTCATAAGTTTATACAAAAAGCAAATGAAAATCATTTTGGTTTTGGAGATATTCAAATTACTGAACAAGCTCAATTTACAGAGTACCCCGAAGGTGGTTTTTATGATTGGCATATGGATTGTGATGTTGTGATGAAACATGAACCACCTGTTAGAAAAATATCCATGACTTTATTATTAAACAGTCCATCAGATTTTGAAGGAGGACATTTAGAAATCATGGCACCAGGAAAAGTTGCAGAATTAAAACAAGGTCAAGCTATTTGTTTTGCATCATTTTTAAATCACAGAGTACAACCAGTTACAAAAGGTGTTAGACAATCTTTAGTAGTTTGGTTTGGAGGTAAACCGTTTAGATGATTATAGAATCTTTTTTCCCCACATTAATTTATGGCAAAGATATAAAAATAGATAATAGATTATTTGAAAAAGAAATAATTGAATGGTCTAAAAAAGACCCTGGTGTTCAAAAAACAAATCGTAAAGGTTGGCACTCTACAACTGAAATGCATAAAATTCCTGTGTTTAAACCTTTAGTAAATGAAATACTTGTAACAATGAATGAAATTTGGGAAAAGGAATGGTTAGATAGAGTTCCTGTATTAGGTAATATGTGGGCTAACATAAACCCTCCTGGTGCATACAATGCACCACATATACATCCTAACAGTTTATTTAGTGGAGTCTATTATGTTAAAGCTCCTAAAAACTCTGGTAGACTTGTTTGTAATGACCCAAGAGCAGGTGTGCAATTAAATATGCCTGTAAGAAAAGAAGGACAACCACCCAAAGAACTTTGGAGAGATTGTACTTTAGAACCTAAAGAAGGAAGACTTATAATATTTCCTTTTTATCTTTGGCATAATGTTGAATCAAATTTATCTGAAGATTTAAGAATATCTGTAAGTTTTAATATAATACAACATGGCTTTTAATAAATATCAAGTAATCAAGGGTGCTGTTAGCTACGAGTTAGCTAATTTTATATTTAATTATTTTTTACTAAAACATGATGCTGTGCATTGGATGTATGAAAATAATATAATCTATGACACAGGGATGTTTGGAACATGGTCTGACCAACAAGTTCCTAATACCTATTCTCATTATTCTGATCAAGTAATGGAAACTTTACTTGTTAAAATGTTGCCTATCATGGCTAAAGAAACAGGGCTAGATCTAGTGCCTACATATTCTTATTCTAGGTTATATAAAAATGGAGATATTTTAAAAAGACATAAGGATAGACCTTCTTGTGAAATATCTACCACACTAAATCTAGGTGGCGACCCATGGCCTATATTTATTGATGGTACAGGTGCTGATACAGTTATTGATGAATATAAGAATATACACAAACCAGGAGCTCCAAAAGGAACGAAAGTCTTACTTGATATAGGAGATATGCTAGTATATAGTGGATGCGAGCTAGAACATTGGCGAGAGCCTTTTGAAGGTCAGATTTGTGGTCAAGTATTTCTTCACTACAACCACAGAAATGGTCCTTTTGCTGAACAAAATAAGTTTGACAGAAGACCTATGTTGGGACTTCCGTCTATTACAAAAAAGTAATATAATGGGGTTGTATGTTACAAAAGATAGGTTTTCAACCAGGATTCAATAAACAAATTACAGAAACTACAGCCGAAGGACAATGGGTTGGTGGTGATAATGTAAGATTTAGATATGGTACGCCTGAAAAAATAGGTGGCTGGTCACAATTAGGTGAGAATAAGTTGACGGGTGCAGCAAGAGCCTTGCATCACATAGTCAATAGATCTGGTAACAAATACGCAATTATAGGAACTAACAGAATACTATACGCTTACACAGGTGGTGTATTCTATGACATACATCCTATCAAATCTACAAATACATTAACAAGTGCATTTACAACTACTAATGGATCAACAACGGTAACTATAGCTTTTAGTGGTGATCATAATATTTCTGCTCAAGACATTATTTTTTTAGATAGTTTTACAACAATTACAAATTCTAATTTTGGTGCATCTGATTTTAACGATAAAAAATTTATGGTAACTTCCATACCTAATTCTACAACTATAACCATTACGATGCCATCAGCAGAAACAGGTTCAGGAGCAAGTTCATCAGGGGGTATAAGAGTTCAACATTATTACCCAGTTGGTCCAGCAGAACAATTACCAGGATTTGGTTGGGGTCTTGCACAATATGGTGGTACTGTATCAGGTGAAGCAGTTACAAGTTTAACTAACTCAATTAATGCATCACAAACAACAGGTATACAATTAAATGATGCATCACAGTTTCCAACATCTGGTACAAACTTTGTACAAATAGGAACAGAAGAAATATCCTACACAGGTATTACATCAGGAGTTTTAACAGGAGTTACAAGAGGTGTAAGAAACACTACAGCTGCAACACATAATGCAGGAGATGCAGTTACCAATAGTTCTGATTACATTGCATGGGGTGAAGCTGCATCTGGTGACTTAGTTGTTGATCCAGGGTTATGGAGTATTGATAACTTTGGTGATAAAGTTATTGCATTAATTCATAATGCACAAGTATTTGAATGGGATTCAAATGCAGCAAATGCAGTTACAACAAGAGCAACAATTATATCTGGTGCACCAACAGCATCAAGAGATATGTTAGTATCTACACCTGATAGACACTTAGTATTTTTTGGAACAGAAACGACAATCGGTGATACATCAACACAAGACGAAATGTTTATACGATTCTCTGATCAAGAGGATATCAATACCTATCAACCTACAGCAACTAACACAGCTGGTACACAAAGATTGGCTGACGGATCTAAAATTGTAGGAGCAGTTAGAGGTAGAGATGCAATCTATATTTGGACGGATACGTCTTTATTTACCATGCGTTTTATCGGTTCACCTTTTACTTTTGGTTTTTCACAAGTTGGTACAAACTGTGGATTGATTGGACAGAATGCTGCAATTGAAGTTGATGGTGCAGCATATTGGTTTTCTGAAAATGGATTTTTTAAATACTCTGGTAATTTAGAATCATTAACTTGTTTGGTGGAGGACTTTGTATATAATGATTTAAACACAACTGCTAGTCAGTTAATTAATGTTGGACTAAATAATTTGTTTGGTGAGATTACTTGGTTCTATTGTACAGAAAATTCAACAGTTATAAATAGATGTGTAACTTACAATTATTTTGATTCTAGTCCACAAAGACCTGTATGGACAACAGGAACACTAGCTAGAGGAACATGGAAAGATTCAGCAGTATTTGGTCTACCACACGCAACTTCTTATGATGCAGATAGCAATGCTTCTTACGATGTAGTTGGTAATACTGATGGTTGTTCAACATATTTTGAACATGAAAAAGGAACTGACGAAGCATTGTCAACTGGTGTAAATGCGATTCCTGCAAACATAGAGTCTGGAGATTTTGACATTACACAACAAAGAACTAGACAAGGACAATCTACAGGTGTTGCAACTCTTAGAGGAGACGGTGAATTTATTATGAAGATAAGAAGATTTGTACCAGACTTTTTATCACAAACAGGAAATACACAAGTGACTTTACAACTACGTAATTATCCTAATAGTTCACAAGCAAGCTCTCCACTTGGACCGTTTACAATTAGTTCATCTACAACAAAAGTAGACACACGTGCAAGAGCAAGAGCTATATCACTTAAAATAGAAAACACAGGTGCATCTCAGTCCTGGAAACTTGGTACATTTAGATTAGATATACAACCAGATGGAAGAAGATAATGGCTAAAATAGTTCAAGTATTAACAAGACCTAGTAAAGAATATTCTCAACAAGTCGCTGATGCACAAGTTAGAGATTTGGATGCTATTGTCGAAAAATTAAATACAACATATCAACAAGATTTAAAGGATGAGGTAGAAGCACAAAACTTCTTTTTAAATTAATGGCAAATACTTTTTTAAATGCAAAGTCAGATTTGACTACAACAAATTTAACCACTGTATATACAGTGCCATCTGCAACCACTGCTATTGTAAAATCTATATTAGTATCAGAAGATGCAGGGTCAGGAACTACAATTGATGTAACTTTAGTTGATGCATCAGGAACTATATTTAGTTTATTTAAAGCTAAAGCTGTTGGATCAAATACAACAATAGAATTATTAACCCAACCTTTAATACTAAAAGAAAGTGAAGCTTTGAAAGTACAAGCTGCTGACGCTAATGAATTACATGTGGTAGCTTCAATATTAGAGGTAAAACCTAGACAGGTAGTAACATAATGCAAGTAATAAAACCAGAAAAGGTAATAGAAACAATCAGTAATTTAAAGACAGGTGAAGTATATAAGAATGACGAAGAATGGAAATCTAAAGGAGTTCCTGAAGAAGACATTAGAAGAGATGTAAAAGTTATTATGCCGAGCCTTGATTTATTCGGTAAAACAAAATAAAATAGAACGATGGCAATAACAAACGCACAACAATACCAACAACTCGTAAAGAAACCATCAGGTAGTGAAAGACCTGGTTATCGTGGCGGTAAAGACCAGGGAAAAGATTCTAAAGGAGCAGGAGCTGGAACAGTAGGTGGAACTGGAAGAGGTATGGGTCCAGCAGGAGGAGCTTCATCAGGTGGTAATTATGGTGGTAATACAAATAACCAAAGTGATTCAAGAAATCAAGGACCAGCAGGAGGAGCTTCAGCTGGTGGTGATTACGGCGGTAATGTAAGAGCTGACCAAACTTACGCGGGTAGAGAATTTAGAGATCAACCTTTTGCTTCTGATGATTCTATTCAAAGAGCAGAAGACAATTTAAGAAGAATTCAAAACAATGAAACAAAATTAGAAAACAGAGATTTATTTATAAACAAACCTGGTAATTATGGAAAATATGTTCCACCAGTTGCACAATTTCTTGCAAATTTTAATAGAAAACCAAACAGAAGATTTTTTTATGAAAGAGTTCTTAAAAATAATGCACAAGGTTTAAATTATACAGAATTAGAAAAAGCGTATCAAGAATACATGCAAGGTAGAATGTCTGGTGAAACAGATGCTATGGGTAGAACAATTATTCCAAGTGGACGTGATGATCAACCAATCATTCCAATCATACCTCAAGATCCATTGACCATGGACCAAGCAACAGAAGAACTGATAGAGGAGGAAGAACCATTTCAATTAGCCAGAGCATTCAGAGCAGATGGTGGTATCATGGGTGGTTTAGCTGATGGTCAAATAGATGAGATGGGTAGACAGATGTATGGTCTAGGTAAACTTGTTAAAAAAGCTACACGTGCAGTTAAGAAGATTGCAAAGTCACCAATAGGTAAAGCTGCATTATTATATACAGGTGCAGGTGCACTTGGTAACCTAGCAGGTGGATCTGGTTTAGCAGGTATGTTTAAAGGATTTACAAGTCCAAGTACATTTCTTTCAGGATCTAAATTAGGTGGTATCTTTAGTAGAGAGGGGTTAACAAATATACTTCTTGGTGGTGGATCAGGTGCTAATAAATTTTCTGGTTTAGTTGGTACAGGTGGTACTTTTAGTCCTTTTAAAGCATTTGCAGGATTAACAGCTTTAACAGCATTAACACCAGCTCAAGAAAAACAAGCACAATTATTAGCAGACGAAACTGGTATTGATATAAATGATGCTAGAAATCAAATTTTACAAGCTGCAGCTGGACAACAAGATGATAGAGCAAGAGCTTTTAAAGCAGGTGGTGGTATTATGAGATTAGGGTATCAAGAAGGTGGGGACGCAGAACCTGTAGCTAAAAAGACTATGCCATTATTAGACATGGGTGGTAAGGAAAAAGACTACAGAGAAACAGGTGGTTTTGTAGATATGGGTAGAATGGAAAGAGCGGACGATGTACCTGCTAGACTATCTAAAAATGAATTCGTATTTACAGCTGACGCTGTAAGAAATGCTGGTGACGGAGATATAGACAAAGGCGCAGAAGTTATGTATAACATGATGAAGAACCTCGAAAATGGAGGCGACGTATCCGAAGAATCGCAAGGTTTAGAGGGCGCTAGAAAAATGTTTCAAACATCACAAAGATTAGAGGAAGTATTATAATGGCTGTTCAACAAACACAAACTTTACCACCGCAGTTTATACAAGATTTAGGAACTGATCTATCAAAACAAATATTAGCACAAACAGGTGTACCTACTGTTGCAACTGGTATTACTGGTATATCACAACAACCAGGAGAGTCAGCTGAAGATTTTGCAGCAAGGCAACAAGCGGCAAGAGAATTTACAACAAGACAACAAAGTTTATCAGGACTTGCACCAACTGCTGAAGCACAAGATAGACTACAAGGCATTGCACAAAGTATAGCAGAACAACAAGCAGGAGTTGGAACTGCTCAACAAGGTTTAGGAACTTTTGAACCATTTTTACAACAAGCACAAGCAGCAGGCAAAGCTGCAGAAACAGCTTTAGGTGGTATTGGAACAGGAGCTACAGCATTTCAACAAGGTGTACAAGATTTCATGTCACCATATCAATCACAAGTAATTGATGCATCACTTGCAGAATTTGATCGTAATGCACAAATTAGAGAACAACAAATAAGAGATCAACAAGCAAAATTAGGACAACTAGGTTCTGGTAGAGCAGGTGTACAACTTGCAGAACTTGGAACAGGACTTGCAAGAGAAAGAGCTTTATTACAAGCAGGTTTATTACAACAAGGTTTTGGTCAAGCGCAAGCAGCGAGACAACAAGATATTGCAAATCAATTTAATTTAGCAAGTGCACAACAAGGTTTAGGTGGATTTCAAGCTAATTTAGGACAATCAGCACAACAAGCTGCAGGAACAAATATTTCACGTTTAGGTTCATTGGGCGCATTGAATCAAGCGCAAGCACAAGCTGAAGCAGATGCTGCAAGAGAAGCAGCAAGACAAGCAGCGTTCTTACCACAACAAAACTTAGATAGGTATGCTGCACAAGTAACAGGAATCATGGGTGGTTATCCAGGTCAAACAACTTTAACAGCAACACCTAATCCTACACCATTACAAAGTGCATTAGGTATTGGTACAACACTTGCTGGTATCTACGGTGCGTTTGGCAAAAACGCTGGACAAACAAACTTTGGAGATTTTTTGACAGCTGGGGCAAACATATTAAGTAGGTAATATGAACAGAATATTAAAAAGACCAATGTTTAGAATGGGTGGTTCTGCAGGAACTGGTATTACATCTGGTCTAGATGCACCAAGACAAAAATATGCAAAAGCAGGTTCTGTAAATCAATTTGAACTTAATAGAGCTAATGAATACAAATCACCATTAGGTTTAAAATTTACTGAAATGGATTTAAGTAAAATGCAATCAGCAGGAGACACAGCTGTTGGTGGTGGTACAAGTTTAGAAGAAGCGATAGCAGTTGCTAGAGCAAAAGCAAAAGAGATGACTCCATCAGATCAAATATCAAGAGGACAATTTTCATCAAGATTCTTGATACCTTTTGGATTGGATCTTGCTTCAAGATCACCTGAAGGTAATTTAATATCTACAATTGCAAAATCTGCAAAAGGACCTTTAAAAAATTTATATGAATTATCTGATGCAAAAAGAGCTTCAGCCACTGAAAAAGAATCAGATTTATTTAACACTTTCTTAACAGCAGGTTTAGAAGACAGAAGATACAACAGAAAAATGGCAGCTGAAAAATTAAAAGAAAGCGAACAGTTACTAACATTGTATGACAAATCAAAAGGAGAGAACGTAATTGTTAAAGCTTCTGAAGTATATAAAAACTTAGAAAACTTTGGACCTGCAAAAGCAGATAAAGATGGTAGACCTTTTGAAAAATTAGAAGTTGCAAATCAAATAAAAGAAACAATGGGTAGAATATTTGAATTGAAAAACAAAAAAGAGAGAACAGCTGAAGAGGAAAGAGAATTAGAAGAAGCAGAAACAGTTTTAGAATATTTAAAGGGTAGTAAAAATACAAAAGGATTTGCAGACTCACTATTAAAAGATCCGAACTTTATACAAGATTTAAGAAGTAGAATTAAAAATAGATTTGAAGAAACACAAGAATTTCAAGATTTATTGAAAGACGGTATTAGTGATCAAGAAAAACTAATCATACAACAAAAAATAGACAGAGCTGTAAACATGTACCTAGAAACAGGAACGTTTCCGCCTGAATTAATGTTAGCAGATGGTGGTAGAGTTGGTTTAGCAAAATCTTTTCCAGGAACTGCTGGAGATGCACAAGATTTTGCAAAGATGAGTTCAGGTGATGTGATGGTTGCAGCGGATACACCAAAAATAGATTTTGAAACATTAAGAGCAAGATTACCAAAAGAAATAGGTGACGATATTGTAAGACTAATCGCAACAAGTCCAGAAGCATTAGAAGATTTTGCAACTATTCAAACACAACAGGATGTAAATAATTTCAACATGAAATACGATGTTGAGTTAATATTACCAGCGGAGGCATAATGGCCGTCAAACCGTTTGAACGATATCTTAAAGATAAAGAAGATGAACAGGCTATTGGTGAACCAGGTGGTGTCAATAGTATAGAAGAAATAAAAGAAAGCTTTCAAACAGCTTTAGAAAATTTATCAGAGCCAACTAAACCCACAAAATTTTTTAGATCGTTTGCACCTAGAAAAACAGCTGAAGGTAAACTAACAGACACAAGTGCACTACGATTTGGTTTATATTTGAATCCACAATTAAGAACAGCTGCATCTATATCTGCAGGTGAAGACATAATAAAAAAATTAGAAAGCCAAGATGAAAAAGATTACGTATCATCATTAGATGAAATAAGAGAGGGTATCAACACTGGTTTATTTGATTTAACTACAGGAGTAGGAACATTACTATTTGCAGGAACTGACTTTGCATTTGATACAGATTTTCAAACTGCGTTTGAAGAGTTTATGAAAGATAAAGAACCAGACAGACCTGAAACATGGCAAGGAGAGTTAGTTGGTTTTTTAACACAGTTTGGTGTTCCAGGTGGTTTAATACAAAAATTAATAAGAAGAATTCCAAAAGTTGCAAAATTAAAAAATTCAATCAAAACTATCAAAGGTGGTGCAACAAAAGAAGCTGCTACTTTAGGAGTAAATATATTAGAAGGTGCTGCAGTTATTGGTGCAGCAGATTTTATTGCATCAGAACCTGGTAGACAATCTATGTTTTTTGAACCTGAATCAACAGAAGGTTTAACAGGTAGAGAAAAAGCAGCTGCAATTTTTAGAAACAAAATAAAATATGGACAAGAAGGTGCGTTAGTTGGTGGAGGTTTTCCATTGGTAGGTAAAGCTATAGCATTAGGTTACAGATACGGACTCAAACCTGTCGCTGGAACAACAGCTAGTATTGGAGCGAAAGGCGTGGACAATCTTGTGTTCAAACCGATCGTGTATCTTGGATCAACGAAACTTGCAAAACCTGTTGTATCAGGTGCATCTAAGGCAATACAAGGTTTAAGTAGATATGCTTTATCAAACACTGCAAGACTATTAGCTTCAGGTTTAGGTGGTAAGTTTATAAAACAACTACCAGATTTTAAAGAGTGGAGATTATACAGTGTAACATCTCCCAACAAAGAAGAAGTAGGTCTTAAAAGACTAGATAACTTCTTATCTTATTTTAGATCTTTTGGAAAAGCACCAAAGGATATTGAAGGTATATCAGAACAAGTAATGTTGTTTGTAAAATCTAAAGCTAGAAAACTAGATAGAACTATGGAAGGTTTAGAGAAAAAAGCGTATGCTCTAGCAAAACAGTTTGAGAACAACTATAATAAAGGTGACAGCTCACCTGCATTACAAAAATATTATTTAGAATTAGTAGAGGACTATCTAAGAGGGCAAAGACCTTTGAAAGATATACCCACAGAGCTACAAGATTTTACTAAAAGTTTGAAGAATGAAATTCAAAAAACAATGCAAGAGTTTCAAAATCTTTTACCTAAAGGTAAAGTAAAAGATGAATTAGTACAAGCACTAAGAAATACAGAGATAGGTAGAATTAATAGTTATTTAGTTAAATCTTTTTCTACGTTTACAAATCCTAATTATGTGCCAGATGAAAACATACTAAAGAAAGCTGTAGACTGGATATCTGCAAATGTAATTAAAGGAGAGTTAAGAAGAGAAGCAATCAAACAATTTCCAAAATTATCAGAAGCAGAAGCAGTTAAAAAATCTGCAACAAATTTAGCCTATTCTATTTTAAGAACAGGTAAGGCAGATAATGTCAATCCTTTAATACAATTAAAAGATATAGGTAAATTAATTAATTTTAAAGACTACAAAATAATAAGAACAGGTGAAGAGTTACCCGTTGCAATTAAAAATTTATTAGGAGCAGAAAAAAATTTAAAAAGCTCCGTATCATTAACAGTATCAGAAATGATATCAGCTGCTGCAAACAAAAGAGCTTTTGATGCTATTGCAAAATCAGGTTTAGAAAATGGTTGGTTATTTAATTCAGCAAGTGCTGCAAGAAACGCTGGTATTTTAGATGCACAACCCATAACCACAATACCAAGATTAGGTAACGTTTTAAAATCAGATTTAACAAAACTATATGCATCACCTGACTTTGTACAAATGTTTAAAGGAACAGGTGGTACATTAGATAACTTAATTGCAATACCTGCGTACAGATTAATTATGCAAGGTAAGGTTGGAATACAAATAGGTAAAACTTTGTACTCACCACAGACACAAGTTAGAAATGTATCTTCTGCTTCTTTATTTGCATTAGCAAACGGACACATTGGTGGTAAAGCAAGTGTAGCAAACGCTATGAAGATGGTGTTTGACGATATATTTGGTGCAGGTAAACAAGGTGTAGATGAAGTAAAATTTAATGAGTTTGTAGAAAAAATGACAAGACTAGGTATCTGGGATGAGAACGTAGTCGCTTCAGAGTTAAAAGCTGTGGTAAATCAAATAAGAAACAACACAATAAACACTACAGATAGATTGTTTGATAAACTAACCAAGATGGCACCTACAGATAAAGTGGCAAGACTATACGCAGGTGGTGATAACTTGTGGAAAGGATATGGTTTTAACTATTCAAGAGGACAACTATTACAAGCTCTTAAAAACATGGATGATATAAAAGCGTGGTTTAGATTTATGGGTCAACCTTTTGATGATATTAACATTACAACAGGTGTAAAGAAAACTTTTGAAGATGGTTTAGATGAAGCTGCAGCTTATCTACTTAGAAATACTTATCCAACATATAGTAAAGTACCGCCATCAATACAAAATTTAAGAAAGCTACCTATTGGATCTTTCATATCGTTTCCAGCAGAAATAATTAGAACAAGTGCAAACATCATGGCTATAGGATTAAAAGAAGCTTCTCATTCTAATCCATACATTAGACAAATGGGTTTACGTAGACTACTTGGATTTGGAGCTACAAGTTTTGCAGTGGGTAAAGGTGTAACCGAGATAGCACAATTCTTAACAGGAACAACTTCTACACAGTGGGATGCATACAAACGATCGGGTGCAGCGGTGTGGGATTCAAGATCTAAACTAATACCTATCAAAGGTTGGGAGAATGGAGAATCTGCAGCGATTAACTTTTCTTATTTCTCACCATACGATGTATTGCAAGCACCATTCAATGCAGCTCTAGCACAAGCAAAAGAACAGAACTTAAACCCACAAGAAACAGAACAATTTGTTTTAAATCTAATGTTTGCAGAAGATGGACCAGTAATGACGTTACTAGAACCATTCATCACGGAACCTATTGGTTACGATAGAGTGTTAGATGTAACAACAAGAAACGGTAAAAAAGATCAAGGTGGAACTGTGTACTCCGCATCAGATGACTTAGGTGACAAAATTGTCAAATCACTAGCTTACATTATAGAAGGTGTCCAACCTGGAGCTACAAAAAGTGCAGATAAAATATCTGGAGCTTTGAGTTTAGATTTAACTAAAGGTGGTAAACCTTTAAAACTTCTTGATGAGTTACTTGCGTTGTTTGCTGGTACTAGAATTATAAGAATTGATGTTAAAGATACTTTAAAATATCAAGCAGCAACGATGAACAGATTATTAAGAGCTGTCGATGAAAACGAAAACTTTTACAATGTAGATAACTATGCAAACAATACACCTGATGACATGGTTGCAACATTTAAAAATATGCAAGAAGAAGCGTTCAGAATACAAAAAGATATGTTCATTAGAATTAAAGACTTTGAATTATTAGGTTTAGATGAAACTGATATAAGAAAAATACTTACAAACTCTGGTGTATCAAGAAGAGTTGCAGGTAATTTGATAAATGGTGTGTTTACTCCTGTAAACTTTTCTAAGAAAAGATTTGATACAAAAGTAGATACGATCGAAAGAGAATTAGATAAACTTACAACAGAGAAAAGACAATTTAGATTAAACGAAGAATTTGTATATCCAAGAGAAGAATTAAATGAAGTAATCAGTGACTACAGAGGGAAAGAATTTTTTACAGAAGACTACGATCCAGGTAAGTTTGAATACAAATTAAATAAAGATGGTAGAATAATGTATGATGAAGAAGGAAACCCTATACCTATAGACAAAGGTATTATAGAAAAAGGTCTAGAGATGATACCACCTATGATAAGAGAAGGTGCTGATTTCTTAACAGATCCATTTAATGTTAGTTCTTTACCACAACAACCTATGCCAGTTGTGCAAAATACTCAGGCAGTAGACCCAAATACTAACTTGACACGAACAGAGACTGCTTTATTATCACCTGAAGAACAAGTTATAGCGAGTAAAACATAATGGCTAAAAAATCGGCATTACAAAAAATTGAAGATCACGAGAAGCTTTGCAGGATAATGCAAAAGCAAACCTTTGAACAAATAAAAGAAATCAAAGAACGTGTGACAAGAATGGAGAAGATGATCATGGGTGGAGGCGGAGCTATAATACTTGCCTTGATCATGAATATGATACAATGAATCTAAGTCGTAACTTTACCCTTCAAGAATTAATTAAGTCTGATACTGCAATCAGGATGGATATCAATAACAATCCTAACTCAGGACAAATAGAAAAATTAAAAGCACTTTGTGAAAATATTTTACAGCCCGTACGTGACCACTTCGGTAGAGTAAAGGTAACATCAGGATTTCGTAGTGAACAACTTTGTATTAAGATTGGTAGCTCTGTAAATTCACAGCATGCCAAGGCCGAGGCCGCAGACTTCGAAGTGATGGGCACAGACAATGCTGAATTAGCTGATTGGATTTATGCGAACCTAGATTTTGATCAATTAATATTGGAGTTCTATACTCCTGGTGAGCCGAATAGCGGATGGATACATTGTAGCTATACCCCTGATCAACCTAGAAAACAATTTTTACATGCCTACAAATCAGAAGGTAAAACAAAATACAAACCTGTAATTGGAAAAGCAAAGGATCTAGTTTAGATCCACTCTTTCAATTCTTCACCCATGACTTCAGATGCAATATTTATTTTATCTCTTAAAGCCTTCACAATCTTCTCGTCGACCGTATCCTCGCAAATCAAATCGATATAAGTTACGGTCTTCTTTTGTCCTATTCTGTGTGCTCTGTCTTCTGATTGCAATCTCTTTTCTAGATCGTAACCATTAGAATAATAGATTACAGTATTTGCCTGTGTAAGTGTAATACCATATCCACCTGTTTGTGGTGTACCAACCAAGAACCTACACTCAGGATCATTTTGAAATTTACGAATGTTATCTTGTCTATCTTCTTGTGGTGTTAATCCATAATAATCAACCACGGATCCTGGACCATACTTCTTAACAATATTATTTACGATACCTTTTATATCTCTTTGATAGTTGGCCCATAGAATTGCTTTACCATCTGTTTCTTCAAGAATAGACATCAACTCTTTCATTCTATTGCTTTCAACTTCTTGTTCAGTACCATCGTCAGCAGTAAAATGACCACAAGTAATTTGGTGTAGTCGCATCAGCTGTGTCAACACAGTCATGGTAGAAGATACTTTACCATTTAGTATTGCTAACGCCTGGTCTTTCATTTGTTTGTAAAGTTTTTGTTGTGCAGGTGTTAACTGTATATGACGTTTGATAAAGTTCTTTGGTGGTAGATCCAAACAATCTTCTTTCAATACTCTGTATGAAAAAGTTTTGACTGTCTCAGATAACTCACCAAGATTCTTGAACTCACTAACAACTTGTATAGATCGACCACGAAGATGCATGGTCTTCATCTCTGCGTATCGGTTACGAAACGCGTAGTATGATGTAAAGTCCAATAACCACGGATCAAGGAACTCACATTGTGTATACAAATCAAGAGGGTTCTTTGTGATAGGAGAACCTGTCATGATTCTTCTGTACTTAGCATGCTTACCAATACCCACTATGTTTTTAGTTCTTTGAGCAGTAGGTGTTTTAATTGTAGTAGACTCATCAATAGCCATCATCGTTTTGTGTGAGTTGATAAATTTACTTGCAAACTTTACACCTTTCTCTGTAGACAGAGCTTCAACATTCATAATCAAAATATGTAATGCTGTTTCTATTTCAAATAATGTTTCAAGTTTTTCTTGTTGTGTTTTTGTAATATTAGATTGCCACAATACAGTTACATTTTCTATGTGGTCAGGTAAGTGTGTAGGTAGTTCTTGTTCGTACCAAGTTTTAACAACACCCTTTGGTGCAATAATTAAAGCACCATTAATTTTACCCTTGTCGTATAACATCGCAATGTTATCGATTAATACTTTTGTTTTACCTGTACCCATTTCCATAAAGTACGCAAAATTTTCTTTGTTCCATGACATCTCTAAAGCTTTTAATTGATGTGCGTATGGTTTAGTTTTAAATTTATAATTCATAATTATTTTCTTCTTTCTGTATTGACTTCTATATAATTGATGCTATATGGTTTGTCAATGTCAGAAAGTACGAAATACGAAAATGTAAAAAATGTTTATACACCTACAGTGTATGTCATTCAGGAAATTCCAGGAACGCAATCAGGTAACCCTAAAATAAATATTATGGGTGCGTCTCATTATGGACAATTTAAATTTTTGTTACCAGAATTTTCTCAAATGATTTTTTCTCCTGGTCCACTTATTTATAAATTAAGACAAGGTTTAAAAAATTATAAGGTTAGAGATTACTTATTACTTACAGGTGATCCTGCAATTATTGGCGTTGCGTGTTCTATTGTATCTGACATAACACATGGTAAATACAATGTGTTGAAATGGGATAAACAAGAAAGAAAGTATTATCCTATTGCTATTAATTTATACGAGAAAGGAGAAATAGATGGCAATTAATTTTGAGGCAGATCAACAAGATGCAATGAAGAAAACTGAAAACATTAAATCACTTGCAGATCAAGTTGAGAAGTTAGAAGAACTTCAAGGAAGACTACAAACACAAGAACAGATTATGAAGGATACTAAAAAACAGATTGAAAGATTATCTGGAGAAGTTATACCTACAATGATGAGTGAGATGGGACTTGCAGAACTAAAACTACAAGACGGATCACATTTAAAAGTTTCAACGTCGTATCGTGCTACTATTACAGAAGCAAATAAAGAAGCGGCGTTTAACTGGCTTCGTAACAATGGACTGGGTGATATAATTAAGAACGAGATCTCAGTAT